CAATCTAAATCTACATCTTTAAATATACGTATTTCGGCATGCTCAATAAAATCATTACAAATAGCATCTGTCAAAACAGCACTATCTGTTTCTGTGTAATCTCTAATCTGTTGTACTAATTCTGTGTATGTGGTCATGCTAATACTGTAACGGGTCCTACTGACGCGTTCTCTCCTCCAAAACTTCTTATACCACCACTTTCATAATATTTAAAGCCTAGTCCGCCGGCAGCTTCAAATTGATTAATGTATGTAGTTCTATCATCGATTAATAGTTTATTTGGCCCACCATATGGACCTTTGTTAAAATTAGTTGCAAAATCTATACCTGCTGCAGCTCTTGATCCTGTAAAGTTTGCGGCCATCCAGTTTGTTTTTATAGTATTGGCTTGCGTACCGGCATCTGTTGTAAGAGCTCTATAAGAACCATTTTTAGCTACACACAAATCTATCAGAGCATTTGCTTCTGCTCTTACTGCTAAATTAGAAAAGAAACCACTATTAGGAACAGCCGCTATGGCTTGTGCTTCTATTTCTGGTGACATATCGTACCAATCACCACCAGAGTCTAACAAACCTTGTGATGTAGCAAAAGTTGCTATTGCTTGATAATATTCTGTTAGCACTCCGTCCATGTCTACATATAAAGTCGTAGTTCCAGGATTACAATTAGCGGTCAACCAAGCATCTAAAATATCGTTAGGACTAAAAGAAAAATTATCATTATCTATTTTTGTAACTATATGACCTTGAGCATAATTAACATCATGATCTTGCACATGTGACACTTGTGGGTACTCAGGAAAATGAGAAGTACATCCTGTAAATTTTACTACTTCACCAGTAGAAAAACCGTGTCCAGGATCTTTAACAGTTATTAAAATAGAATCTCTAGGACCTGCAGCAAACGCATCAGCTGTTAATAAATGTGCAACAGGAGGTTCTGTTCTATCAGGTCTTGCGTTTTGTAATCCCTGTGCATCACCACTAAATTTTCTAGGAACCAGTTGTGGGTGTTTTTGTTCAAATTCACTTTTATGTACAAAAGCTCCGTTCCATTCTTTTACCATTTCTCTGTACGGAAACTCTTGTCCACTTCTATCTGATAGTGCCTTTGCGTATTTACCTGTAGAAAAATTAGACATTTGGATAATAAGCCTGCGGTGTTATATATGTACTGCTTGAAGAGCCATCCTCTGTCAAAGCTCTTTGTAATTCATCTTCATAATACAATTTCATATTTGGGCAAAGTTCTGGTTTCTCTTTTTGACAAAGATAAAAAGCCAAACCAGATACCATACACGGAACAAACCTGTAAGGAATATCACCTTGGTTTTGGTAAGCTCCTACGTCTTGTATTCGTTTTAAATAATAAAGAGAAACAAAATTTCCTGCGGCTGTATTATCCGGTGTAGGATATAAAGTTACAACTGTTCTATCTATAAATCTTTGCACATAGTATTGTGTTGGTTGAGATTTATTTAATTTGTTAGATAAACCAGAATATGTAGATCTATTTATTTTAGTAAGGGCAGAATCAACCTGTGAGGTAGTTGCTCTTCCTGTTCTGTAAGTAGCTTCTAAAACATCATGAACACCGTATATACCGTTTGTTGGTGCAGTAGTTGCACTTGTACCATCCTCAGAGCTTCTGTAGAAAATATACTCTGCTTGTCCTTCTACTAAATCAAGATCAGTATTAGCTACTTGCCAATAGTGTAGTCCTCTATTAGCCCACTCTTGAAATAATATATTAAGAGATCTTCTTGCAGATTTTAATTGATAACCACTAACAGCATTTATACCTATTCTGTCATAGGCTTCCTGAATAATGTCATCAATATCGAAGCTACTTTCAAATGTAGCTGTTCCTGATGTTGCCATTTATCCCCCTAGTTAAACGTAATAGTGCAGCCGCCTGATCCAGAGATTGTTAAGTGACAACCGTTTCTCATTCTAATTCCACTTCCAGGAACATAAACTTCTAGTCCTTCTGTTCCAAAAAGAAAAGTATGAGATGTACCCGAACCTGTAGTTGCATTGTCATGCAAAACAACAGAACCACTTGCATTACCTTTTGCTTGTATAGATGTAACCCTACAAGGCCCACCTACTAAAACTCCAGTAGCAGTTGCGTGTGCCGTCTTTTGATCAGATGTAAAAGATCCACCGCTCATAATATAATCCTCCTAAATTTGTGGGGCCGAAGCCCCACATTAAATTAATAATTAAGCTGTTGGTGAATCAGAAGATAAACCAAAAAACTTAAGTGCTATAACTCCGCCTGCTCCAGCAGCGCCTGAAATAACAACTTCAACTTCGTCAGCTGTTTCAGTAGCTGCAGTTGTTGCTCCACCAGACATTCCTAAAGCTCCGTTGCAAGGAAAGAATCCTTTGAAACCTGTTGAATTGATAGCAACAGAAATTCCATCAACAAAACCATCAGGGTCTGCATCTGTTCCAATGTCTTGTAAGTTGACGTTGTTAGCAGCTGCACTTGTTACTGTAATAGCAACACCCATTGGGATGAAGTTTGAAGGTATACCAATTGACGCTTCTTTATGATCTGTTCCTGATGCAGCAATCGTAATTGATGTGCTGTAGGTTGATAAAGTCATGTCATTAGTAACACCACCAGTAGCTGAGTTTTTTATAATAGTTTTAAAACCATTTTCCGATCTGACCGGACCGCTAAATGTTGTATTAGCCATAATGTTTCTCCTATTTCCGCTAGTATAGTCCTGAGAATTGTCTACTGCACGCGTCTATACTAACTGTTTTTATGTGCAGTACCTCGAATATACGCTTTTAATTTTATGATTGCAAATAAAAAGGGGCGCCGAAGCGCCCCTTAATTTAGGTATGACCTAACAGTGCTACTTATTAAGCAGAACCGTCAGAACCGTAGATACCTCTCCAGTCAGACCAGCCGAAGCTGTATCTTTCTCTGGCTTTGTATCTCATATTACCAGTTTCGAAGTCACCTTCCATAGCCGTTTTAATCGGCGCACGGACCATGTGCTTCAAGCCATTAGGCACGTCAGTCTTCAAGAAGAATGCGTCATCGTCAGTTAAGAAGTTATTCACTACATAACCTTGAGGAACCATTCCCATTGATCTTAGTGCGTTAATGTCGTTATCAGCTGTGCCGACACGATTAGCAGACTTCATTAGTCTCTCAGCAACGAACTGGTTAGCTGAAGGAATGATTAGTTTCATTGCCTTTGCAGCAATCTTAAGTCCTCTCTCGTCTTTGAAGCTAGCAATGTCGATCATTGCTTGCTCAAGAGAAGTCTCAGACAAGTCAGCTAGTGTAGCTGGTCTGTTACTTAAGTTACCAGCGATAGTTGGGTGAGCGTTTCCAATTAGAGACTCACCGTCACCACCGTTGTAACCAGAAGCTTTAAATGCATTGTTCAATACATTAGCAGCTTTAGTTTGCTTCGTTTGAGCCATAGAACGTGCTAGTGCTTTTGTGTAACGAGTAGAAATCTTGTCATACAAGTTATCTTCAATCGCTTCTTCCGTTAAGCTAAATGCTAACGCAATAGTTTCATGTTGATATCTTGCAGTGAAAGTTTCCTGCGCGTTGTCGTAAGCAACAGCAGCGCCTTCTGACTTAACGCCTGCTTTGTCGAAACCAGATAACATTACTTCTTCTTCAAAAGCTCTGTCACTGTTTTCTGTGTCGAAAATTTCAGCATGCTGATTTTCGTAGTTTTTGTACTCAAGTCCAAATAATGCATTTAGACCTGGCTCTAGCTCTTTAGCTAGTTGTTGTCTTGATATAGCCATTTTTTATGTCCTCCTGCTATTAATTATTGGCGTAAGTATGCATGTTGATCACGACTTTATAGACAGCACAACCATCAGAATCAATTTGGTTTCTTTCTTCGTTTCCACCAAAACCGATTATGTTTAGTTGTTCTGCACCAGCAGCTGCTAGTGAAGTCAGATCGACAGTCATTCCACTTACTCCGTCTGTTGTTGAACCGTCAGTAGCATCGATATCAGCTGATTTCTGAATGTCTGATCTTTGTGACTGAGTTCCAGTTAAACCTTGTATTTCGAATACTTGGTATGGATCGTCATAAACAAAAGCTTCAGCTTCAACTGCTACTTGTGCATACTGATTTTTAAATGTTGGTTTATTAGTTGTAGGATCGTCGTATTTACATCCCCAAAAAACACCAGTTAGATCGTTAGCACCGGCAGCGCCTTGCTGCACGTTACCTGAATCGTTCATTACAGCATCGCCTTGAAATATTGAGTTAGTCTCATTATTAGCGATAGTGTAACTAGCTAGTTTTCCTGGAGCGCCTCCGCCGATCTTCTCAACTGGATTAAAACCAAAAGGGGCATTTATATTTGCCATAGTCTTATCCTCCTTAAAGGGTTAGTTGATTAAATCGATGGTTAAACAAAGACTAGTCTTTATTTGAGCCACCAAAAGTTACACGAGTCTGCCTCTCTTGATTGATTGGCATACTTGGGTGCTGTTCCTTCAAGACATCGTTTTCAATTGCTTCGTTTCGATCAGCAGTTTTCTTTGCGAAATACTCTTCACGAGACTTTGCGAGCTCTTCGGATATCCTTGCCAGCACAAGGCCACCAACTCCTATGACTCCTGCGTATTTACCTGAGCTTATAACTGGATACTCGCTGTCCGGATATTCGTCAGCTCTTACGAGCTCCCATCCAGATCTAACTTTGCCAGAGATGTTTTTGGTATCGTCGTACCCCATACTCTCCGCACGTAACCATCTATGTCTAAACCCATCAGGCGCAGGTGGTGCATCTAGTGATGATGGAGGAGTCCATACTTTAGGCTTTTCAGTTTTAGCCCGAGTCTGACTCGCGCGGGAAGCTTTTTTATTCGTTTTCTTTTCCATATGCTTATACCTCCTTCGCGGCTAATTGTTTCGCATACTCTTCGAGTGGCACACCTAGTCTTTTAGAAATAGCTACCTGTGATGGTGTGAGCTTCACAGTTTTTCTGCGTCCTTTTGCGGCCGGACGTTTAGCACTTGCAACAGTCTGGACCGGAGTCTCAGCTGTAGATTCCTTATTATTAGCAAATTTATGTGGGAATTCAAGTCTTATTCGCTTATCTACTTCATCATAATATTCTTTTGATGAAGGATCATATCCTTCTTGTTCTACAAGGGTTCTATGAATGTCAAAAGCAGTATAAGTCATTGCATTATCAGTACCAAACCAGGTGTTTTTAGCTGACCACTCAGTAGCTTTTGGGTCAATTTGCTGTGCAGCATTATATATTTCATTCTGCGACGGCATCTCTTTAGCCATTTGAGCTATATTTTGTGGTTGCTGTTGTACCTGTGTAGCTTGCTCGTTTTGCATTTTTAACTGTGCTAGTCTGTTTTCTTCCATAGCTAATCTTGCTATAGCTTCTTGAGCAGCAACTTGTTTTTCTACATCACCAGCTTCTAAAGCAGCTCTCATTTCTGATTTAGCCGCTATTCTTCCTGTAGCAATTTTGTCTTCCAACTCTTTTGCATAATCAACGCCCATTTGATTAACTTGTGTTTGAGCGTTTTCTGATTTTTGTTGTAGCGTTTTAGCATAAGCAATAGCCTCTTCTTTTTGCCTTTCAGCTTCTCGCATTTTACGAGTAAGTTTAGCTATTCTTTTTTGTACGCCTTCGCTGTATTCGTTGAGTTCGCCTTTTTGAACATCAGACTGCTCAGCAGGTTCCTCAGGTGTGTCAGCGGGCTGACTATCGTCCGCAACTTTTTCAACTTCTACCTCCTCTTCTAAAGATTGTTCTGGTGCCGTAGCTTCTAAATCAATCTCTGTTTCTTGTTCGTCGGCTTCACCGACATCGATGTTATATTCTTCATCTTGCATAGATTATCCTCCTCTATGTTACATTGCGTGAATAAGATCTTTAGGATCATCAATGGTCCCAAGTATCTCATCATCGTTTAGCATTCTAATTTCTCCACCTTCTATTTCCATGCGTGATCCTGCATATCTTGCAAAGATCACCCAATCTTTTGGTTTGCACCAAGCTCCTGTAGGATACTTATCTTTGTCATCATAACAAAGAGGTCCCATCTTTAAAACATATCCAACTTGTACAGCTGCTCGTGCTCTATCCAATGTTTCTTGTGCAATAATAATTCCGCCTTCACTTTTTTCTTTAACTCTAAAAGGCATAACTAAAATACGCCAACCCGT